AACAAGTTGATAGATCCTAAGCAGCATACAAAACTATTAAAGCTGTCTGTAGGTAGTTGTATTTCACTACACAAATTAGATGCTGTAATCTTGTATCCTAATTCCTTGTATGGAGATGTTTCATTGTTTGAGTTGTCTGAGAACATAATGTATGGAAACCCAAACTCATTACGTCTTTGGATTATCTTGGCCCATATCTTACGCTTCTCTTTACTACCAGCTTTCATACTCTTCAACCAGGCATCACTAACTGTTACACCATACTGAAGATTCTGAATAGGATTACCCTCTGTACCAATATCTAGAAACTCTTCTATGTCTGCGTGCTCTACAGGTAAGTATACAGCACATGCTCCACGTCTAGCAGCAGATTGTTTACATACATCTACTACAGTGTCATACATTCTAGCATAGTGAATAGGCCCATCAGCTTGTCCACCAGTACTAATACTAGTTCCTCTTGGTCTAATGTTACCTAGGTAGGCACTTGTCCCACCACCATACTTAGACATCATACCTATTTCACGGCCTGCATTTAGTATGCTATCTAGTGTATCATCTACATTAGATCCATAACAACTAATAGGCAAACCTTTCTGTTTACCAAAGTTAATCCATACAGGTGTTGATAGTGAATAGTATCCTTTTGCCATGTAGTCTTCAAACTTACAAGCAAAATCTTTTATAGCTAAATACTTTTCAGCAATGTTAGCTATATCTCTTACTCTTTGCTCAGGGGATTCATCTAGATATCCTCTGGACAAAAATGTTCTACTGTCTTCGTTAAGCCAGTAATATCTTTTATATTCCATTTTAAAATAAATCGTCTACAGTTATACTCTTACTCTTTTTATTATAATCTACTTGCTTTTTATAAAAGAAGTCTCCTTCTTTAGTAGCAGTGATTTCTATATCAAACCATTTTGTTGATGCAATTAGTTCTTTATCTACATCAAATATTGGTTTCATTCCAATCTTCTTCAAAGAATTATTGAATCGATTCATGATGAAGTTTTGAATTGTTTCTTTGGGTAGAAAGTTAAGCTCTCCTTTTTCAAAGATCCAATCTAATATACCACACTCAGCTTTGTAAGCTTTCTTACATGCTGAATATATTAAGTTTTCAAACTCATCATCAAACCACTCAGGGTTCTCTTTCTTGATAATATTAATTATCTCAGCACCAAAGTTACCATGTATCTCTTCTTCTTTACTGGTAGCCTCAACAACATTAGATATACCTTTCAGTACATTTCTCTCTTTGTTAAAGCTCATCATAATTAAGAACTGACTAAATAAACTTACATGCTCTATAAACAAAGAGAATAGTAATACAGACTTAGTATACATTTTATTGTCTCTAGATCTTGTACCATCTAAGTACTTTTTTAGGTACTTAAGTCTACCCTCTATAGCTGGAACCTCTATAACACTTTGAAACTCTTTCTCAAGGCCAAGTATTCTCAATAGTCTAGCATAAGCATCTTTATGTCTTACCTCTGACTCAGCAAATGTCATCCCTACATCCCCAATCTCTGTAATAGGCATACGCTTATACATATCAGCCCAGAATGTTTTTACGTTGACTTCTATTTGTGCAATAGCAAGCATAGTCTTCTTGATAACATCACGCTCTTCATTAGAGATGGTTACCTTGAAGTCTTGTATGTCTTCTGTAAAGTTGAATTCTGTATCTATCCAGTAGGAATGTCTGATAGCATCTTTGTAGTCTAGTAATTGTGGATATTCATATGGGAGAATATTGACCCTTGGCATAAAAATGTTTTTGTTCATAGTGTTAATGGGTTACCGTTTTTGTCTAAGTTTATAGATCTTAACCTTTCTTCGATTTCAAACTCAACCTTTAACATGAGCGATATCTTTTCTTCCAACTCTAATTGAATTACTCTACCTACATAAGGCATAATGTCTGGAAGATTAGTATCAACTCTAGGTATTCCACGAATTGTTGATATTTCTTTGTATTCAAATCCTTCTATCCTCAAGAAGTCTATGAACGCTAAGTTTAAGAACTGTACTACAGAAGGCACTTCTATTGTAAGTCCTTCTCCAGTGCAAACTAATTCATATGTCTGATTAAATTGTTTTGCTGTTCTCATAATGTGGTTGTTTGATACCAATAGGGACTAGAAGTCCATCCAGGTTGATAGCCTGAAGGTCTTTTATTCTCTGAAAGGTGGGTGATCAATAATTCAGCTTCCTCAGCTGAAATGTGATTGCTGGAAAGCAAATCTACTATAATTTTTCCAATTGTTCTCATAATTATTTGTAAAATTTAAGATATTTCCTCTAATTGTTTCTCCATTTGAAAGATTCTTTCCTTCATTCTCCTTATTTGTCTATGTATAGTTCTCTTACCTTCGATGCTACTTTTATTAAGTTCTTCCTCCACTTCATTAAGAAATGGATTGATTCTGTTTCTAAAAGCTCTATCGAATTCATATAAGTTCTTGTATTGTCTAAGCCCATATAACACAGTAGCATGATCAAAACCACCAATAGTTTTACCTACAGCAGTTAGACTCATACCATCTGATGCATGGTTATAAGCTAAGTTATAATATAAGAATCTAATGTGAACTACATTCCTCTTTCTCGTCTTCTCTGATAGATCTAGATTAAAGTAATCTTCTACTAACTCTTTAATTCTCTGGGTTGTCATCTGTTTCTTTGTTTTCAGTTAATTTTTCCTCAAGAATACTTACAGCCTTCCACATTGCATGCTTCTCTGCTTCTTTTCTTAAGGAGTATTTACCAGTCTGTTTCTCATCATTTATACGATAAGAGAACTTCTTTGTCTTCCAGTCATGTATTATGTTTACTACTACATCATTCTCATCAAACATATCTAAGCTGGCTCTACCTCCCTCTTTAAATACTGTTGTTATTTGATCATCTGTAATACCAGACTTAATCATAAATTCTTTAAAAGAATCATCTTCTTTGAACTCATTTGCTGAAGCCATAAGTTTATCTAAAAACCACTCTTTTAGTTTAGCTTTTGTAAGAGGATTTTCATTCATTAGTTTTTCTGCATCCATAATTATTTTTTTGTTAATTCAACACTTTTTTTTAGTTTGTTTATGTCAAGTATCTCTTTACTTTCATCAAAACCTTCCCATACTTCAAGACTATCATCCCACTCTATACCGAGTTTATCTTCCCAATACTCTATCATGTCATCTGTTTTATTAAACACTCTGTATTGAAGACTAATCTCATCTCTATGTAAACCCTTTCTTTTAATCTTTACAACCTTTGGAAATATCTTTTGAAATTTATCACTTGTTTCAGAATATCTACCTTGTCTAATTAAATAAAAGTCTATATCAAAAGCTTCATCAAGTTTATATACTAACACAACAAAACCACCTTCGTAATCATAATCCTCGATGATAGAGGTGGTACGCTCATATTCTCCATCGAGGAACTCTCTAAATTTTGCCAAATCAGTAGGTAAGAATAAGACATAAATAACATCGTCATCATATTTAAAATCTCGATCTACATCATCTAAATAAGCATTTATAAACCCATTCTGTTTCAATGCGTTCTTTGGAACCATTAGAGTTGGCACCATAAATATACTTGTTATTGTTTTTTTAGTTTTCATTTACATTTTTTAATTCTTTATGTGTATATAATTTTAGTACACTATAGTATAACCTTGCTTGTTCTTTTGCTATTTTAGCATTACCACCACTTGCTTTCAAATATGCTATAAATATAGCCTTAGTGAACTGGTAGTCTGTCATGCCAAGATGCATATTATCTCTACACCAAGCTTTTCCTACTTTATATGCTCCAGGTATACCATCACCACTATCTCCTATAACAACTTGAGAAGCTATAGCTAGTCTACTTTCTTCTTTAGATATGTGCTTAAACTCTCCTAGAGTGTCTCCATAACTTCTATAATTATAGAATGGTACATCAGGACAATTATAAAGTACATCTTTATCTATAGCTGCTACAACACAATTACCTTCGCTCAATACATAACTATCATATACATAGTCATCAGCTTCTGCTCCTTGAGAAGGTATAGCATGTAATTCATCTAACATATAATCTGCAATGATTGGAATTAGTGGATTCTTCTCTTTTCGATTTGATTTGTAGTCAGGATAAAGTTTGTATCTAAAGTTCCCACGACCTCCTATAAAGATAAAAGTCTCTCTTATATTGTAAAACTCTTCTATGCTATTGTGAATTTCTTCTAACTTAGTTCTAGTTCTATACTTAGCTTCTTCAATTCTATCTTCTTCTGTTGGAAAATCCATCAAAGATTCTTCAGGAAAGTGTGTAGCAAAATACATAATGCTATCAGCATCTATTAGTAATACTCTTTCTGTCTTGTCATACTCAGTAGGGCAGTTCTTAACTTCTCTTACAACTATATCAAGATCCTCTTGAACAGTTGTTGCTTTAACTCCCTTTATCATAACTTCCCTCTTGATTTAACGTACTCAATTTCTCTCTGTAAATAATCTAAAGCTTTATGTAAATCCTTTAGCTCGTTCTCTTTCTTTCCTGCTCTAGCTATATATTTTAGAACATTACCTCTGTTAAACGAAAGAGAGTAATCATTACACACGTCTATAATATCATACTCTTTTCCATTTTCATAATGTTCAGGTGTTTTAAAATACTCAATAGCATTATTCATAAAATGTTTCATTTCTTAAATTGTTTTAATTGTTTTTCTAATTGTGTTTTTTGATCATGGCATGTTTTACAGAGAACCTGTAAGTTATCTTGTTCACAAAATAGAGTATCTACAAAGGATGGGAGATCATTTGAGCAGTTTAAACTTCCTGCAGGTTCAATATGATCAACATTAACTTGATCACTTTTGTACCACTGTTTACATTTATTGCATAGATATTCCCACTTCTGTCTTTTGTTCTTTCCTTTGTAAGCTCTTCTTGCCAACTTCTTACATTCACCGATTGGTTTCCACCATCTACTTTTCTGTCTTAATGCACTTCTAATCATAGACCAGAACATTGATTCTGTCATTGTTCCAGCATTTCTAGTGCGAGGCACTCTTGGTTTTCTTATTGATTTTTTTGCCATAATTTTAAAATTAAAGGGATAACAAATATAACTTAAATAAATGTTATCCCCTAATTTATTAATCTAGTGATACAACTCTGTCTCGTATCTCAGCCTTCATATCTTCTAAACCTCCTACAATATTACGTATGTCAGTACTACTAACATTTGGTAAATTGAATTCATACTTAGAACTTTCAGCTACAAACCCTTCCTGAACTTTAATCTCAAGATTCTCAAGTTCACGGATTGCATACTCTTCATCAAGCTGTAGAGTATCAAACTGATTGTCATGAAGAATCTCTGTAGCCTCATCTCTTGGTACAGTCATGATTGGTAAATACTCATAGCATCTACCCTTGTGTGTACCAATACCAACCACTTTCATAGGATTAATAAGAACAAGCACAGACTGATCACCACATCCTACATAATGTATTTGATCAGAAGTAAAGTGTAAACCAGCTGCAGCACAATCTTGTGTTGACCAGTTACACTGTTCTTTAGGCATGTTAACCACCTTACCTACACGTATGTCAAATGTTTTAGTCCAATCATCTGTGAAACGATTCTCATGTCTGTTAGGTAAGTCTAGATAGAGATCTGTAAGTTTACCTATTAGTTCTCCATGGTCCACTTTCACAATGTGTGTTACTTCATAAGGTTCTACCTCACCTGTACCATCACATGCATCACATTCTATCCACTCTCCTTCATTCCATTCATCTTCATCTTCATAATAATCACCATCATCATAGTAACCACCTTCTCCATCACATTGTGGACACACTGTAGTTGTATATGTTTCTTCACGGTGTAGCTTATCCTCATGTACAAGCTTGTATTCACCATTTTCTAGAAACACACTATAGTCATCTGGACTCTTCTTCCACACAGCTTTCACCTTGTTATAAGTGTTAGAGATAAAGTGTACAAGCTCTGGGCTTCCATGTAGTGTAACAACATTACGTAGTGCTACAAAGAATCCTTGCTTAGTGATACGGAAACTGTTCTCTTTCAAGAATCTATACAGCTCATGTGCCACTTCAGCTCTTGGATTAAGTGCACACCACATAAAGAAACGTTTAAGAGATGTATACTCTTCATGTTCATTAAGTGGCATGTTCAAAGATTTAGCATCTGCTACAGCATCAATAAGTTCTTCAACTAATAGCTGTGGTAGAGATCTAGATATACCCTTGAAGTATACACTATCTCCATCCACTATGAATTCACCACTCTCTTTAAGAATAGATAGTCCCTCACGAAGAGCTTTAAGTCTTGCAAGTTTCTTTTCTTCTTCAATTTTCTCACTAACAACACTAGGGTCACTAACAATAGAATACAAGTCTGCTACATTCTTTGCTACTTGTACAGCTATATAATGATCTTCTGTAGCATCCATTTTGGTAATTACAGAACCATCGTTCATTACAATAGTTAGCATATCGTTAACTAACTTAGCGCTTTGATAAGGCTGTCCAGCAGCTTCATCTTGTTCATTCATTAAGGTATTAAGTTTCTTCTCAATTACCTTCTCAACTGAATGGTCCACTTTGTTTTTGAACCATTCTAAACTTAGAAATTTACTCATGTTTTTTAATTGTTTTTATTTATTAATATACGAAAAATATGGGAGACTGTCAAACAATCTCCCACATGATTACTCTGTTTCCTCGCTGTCCTTCAGCTCTTTCTTTAGATAATTATATTCATAATCATCATTCACTTCTAATCCATTACATGTCATTAGTTGTGCCATGCAATCTAGAAGTTCACCAGATGTATGAGAATAATTCATCACCTTTGCAAGTGTATTGAAATAATAGTGAGTCTTTAGTATTTGATGAACCTTCTCTTGTAGTTCATAAAAGGCATCATTAAACAAGTTGTTCTCTTCAGCTATCTTCATCAAAGCATCAAGATCTCCAAAATTACTATACTTACTAGGATATAGATAAAGCGCTCGATAGTCTGTAAGAGTTTCTAGATCTGTTGATAGTTCAGAGTACACTTCTTTAATATAACTTCTCCTATTAAACACATCACTATACTTATTACAGAATCTGTGAATACGTACAGCTGTAACTATCTGAACAAACTTCTCATGACCTTTAATAAAATCCTCATAAGATACTAGATTATCCACTGTCTCTCCTGAATCTTCAATAATCTTAAGCTCACGTTGAGATAGTGTAATGTATTCAATACCCATCAGCTTGGTATCCTCATACATCTTATCAAGCTTTATAGAGTCATCATGATGTGTATAAACATAAACAGTGTTACCTTCTTCTATTGTTTGAACATTAAGACGACAAGGAACAAACTTACAGTTTCTACCATCAGTATATCTAAGAAGGTCTTCAGCTTTCTTACAATTGAAATCACCTTCAAGCTTTGCACCTTTAGCAGCTTTAGTTGCTTTCATCTTAGCCACCTTACTATTCTTTCTAGCATCTAGCCAGTCTTGAGGCACCTCAATAGCATCAGCATCAATAAGATCAGCAAGTAAAAGACTCTCAATGTGTCTCCACTCTTTGAGCACAGCTCTCCACTGATCCTTAGGATAGTTGTTAAGTTTTAGAAGATCTCTATATCCCTGAGCTCCTCTAAGTTTTACGTAATCCTTTTTTGCTTTCTTCTTAATAAAGTACACACATCTATCTTCATGATCTTCTGCAAGCTCTCTTAGAAAAGCTTTCTTATTACCTCGCATATCACCATTAAGAAGATAGTGTCTTCTATCTTTTGCATCCCAATTAACACCTGCTGCCCAACTATTATCAGCTTTGATCTCATACATTCTACCATTCTCATATTTGTATGAGCGTCTGTAGTTTTTAAGAAGTGCACTAAATGAATAATGACTTAGTGTGTGTAATTCCAATGTATCTACACCAGGTATCTTAGGTGTAGCAATTCTAGCTGTAGCAAATTTAGCAAGTTGATTGTAGTCAAACTCTTGACCAAACATCTTGATGTATCTGCTGCTGTTTGTGTAATACTTCAATACAGCATACACATCACTATTTACAGTGACTGACTGGTTATAACGTTGTGTCATTACATTAGCGAAGCGTTTAATCTTTTCTAGAATAGCTTTTTTTGCTTCAGGTGTGTATCTAAGAGCCTCACGGTTTGGTGTTGGAAACACACTATCTGTCAAACTAAGTCTTAGACCTACAGGTATTTCTATCTTATCTATGCCAAGCTTGCTGAAGTCTAGTGGATAATAAACATCATCAAGACATACATGTAGATAGCTATCAGAAGATAGTTCAGAGAACTGAAACAAGTTGGATCTGTGAATAACAAAGTTGTTATCCACCTCATCTACATTAAAATACACATGCTCAAAATAAGCTAGCTGTTCTTTAATCTTGTTTGTAAAATCCCAGCGATCTCCCCATTTAATAGGTATAATCACCTTAACACCATTGTCTTCCATTGTTGGCTTCTCATATATTAGATCAATAGTGTTAGTTTCCTCACCTTCGTACATCATATACTTACGCTCTACACCATCTTTTCTACATGTGAAGTAAAAGCTACTAGCATAAGCTAGAGGGGCCTTGAAACCAAGACCCATCATACCAAGCTCTGTATCACTATCACGTTTAGTAGACTTACCATACTTGCTGATAATTTTTTCTACATCATCTGCGTCCAAACCAACACCAAAATCCTCAACAGAGAATTCATAGTTGTTACTGTCATTTCTTACAAGAGACACCACTATAGGTTTATTCACTCCTGCTCTTCTATGACTGTCCAGTGCATTACTGGCACACTCTCTAACTGTAGAGCCTATTGCATCTGAATACAGATTCTTACTTAACATCTGCATCAATACCTGTGCAGAATCTAAGTCTAGGGACATTCCTATGCTCTTGTTAGCTGGTCCTGTTGCTAGGACGTTTGATTGTTTTTGATTTTCTAATCTCATTTCTGTTCTTATTTATTAATTATTATCTCCTCGTTTTACTAACCAGATTGACTTATATTCAAAGTCAAATCTTACATTCTGTTTATCATCTGAATTCCATTTCTTCCCAAACTTACTGTTCAGTCTATTACATACAGCTGATGTATATCCTGTGTAAGGGTTTCCTTTATAGTCTTTGTATTGTTTTGGCATAGGTGGCCTTACAATTTGCATGTAGTTGAGGTCTAAACCTCGTACAATTACTTCATCTCCCACTTGGAGGTCTTCTTTCTTAATCGGTCTGTTTACTGTGTTATCCATTGTTAAATTTATTAATTATATATATTTGTTTCCAGTTTAGATCCACTTTTACTATTGGATCATCTTGGTTAGGCACTCTGAACTCATACGTTTTATAAGTGTTAGTCCATGGCTTATTATTCCAAGAATTCACGCCTGAAACTGTTTTCTCTTTCATAGCAGCTCTACACTTTACAGCTATGTATCGTGTTTTACCATTGTGCCATGTTTTCAATTTACTAACTCGTGGAATTTCTTCCACTACATAACATCTCATCTCTGAGCTTTGGCAAGTTATGATTTCATCTCCTGGTTCTAATGTACCAGGATCTTCTGTTAATGTTCCTCTTATCATTGTTTCTGTTTTTAAAATGGATCTTCTGCATCTTTTAACCAATTGATGCTAAATCCGTTGTTTTCATAAATTAATGTATCTACTTTTGTAAACACGCCTTCACTATCCCAATCAACTCCTTTGTAAGAAGCACTTGCTGGGTGACTTACTGTGAATGTGTGTCCAAATATTCCTGCATACCTTTTATATCGTCCAGCATCTTTACCAAGAAAGACATATGGTACACCTAGTGGATTGAGAACTTCTTCAAACAAATACTTTGTGAAAGGTTCCCAATTAGCTATGTGACTACCAGCTTTATTCTTCTCAGTGGTGAGCGCTACGTTAAGCATCAGTACTCCCTGTTGTGCTAGATAAGCTACATCAGGGGATGGATCATAACTTAAATTAAGCCCTCTGTGAAACTCAGTTTCTAGAGCTTTATAAAAGTTCTTCAGGGATGGTTGTACATACCCTGTAACAGAACAACCCATAAGCAGACCATCTGCTACAGGTAATCCATTCTTAAATGTGTGATACGGACACATGCCCACAATCACTGCCTTCACTTCATCTAGTGGTGTCTCTTTAAAACATCTATAGACCTGAGATGAAAGAGGAGCAATCTGTTTACCCCTCTTACTCTCTTTCTTCAAGAATGCATATATTTCATCACATTCATTGCTCTCTATAAATGGTTTCATTTTTCCATGCCACGATGGATGAAAGTGTTCTTTAAAATTATCCCATTTCATTCTTTATTGATTTTATCCAATTAATTAAACTTACTTGTGGAGACCATCCCAAGTCTTCTTTTATCTTAGAGATGTCACTAAGAGATCTTCTAGCTTCCTTTCTGGCAGGTATAAACTCTATATTGTCACTAAATGCTTTAGCTATATCTATAATCTTAACCTCTTCACCAGATCCTACATTCCAAACACCATTGTAACCTATCGAAGCTATAATAGCATCAACAACATCTTTAACATATACAAAGTCTCTGGTCTGTTGACCATCTCCTGTAACTGTTAAGTTATCACGGTTTCCATATTGCTTATAGAATATAGGTATTGCTGATAGATATCCACCTTCATTTGCTTGTCTTTCTCCAAATACATTGAAGAACCTAAGCACTGAGAAGTTTGCTTTATATTTCATACAAAGCTCTTCTAATGCAAGTTTACATGATGCATAAGGTGATCCAGGAGATAACTTACTATCTTCTGTTGTAGGAAATGTTTTTGTCTCTCCATATACAGCAGCTGTTGATGCTACCACTATGTTCTTACAGCCATTTCTTATTGCCCAATCAAACAACTGAGCACTACCTTCTACAATTTGACGATGATATTTATCTGGGTTTGAAAAACTCTCTTCAACTGATACAGGTGCAGCTAAGTGAATAAGAGTGTCAAGCCCTATAATATCATGCAATTCACCCCACTTATTGCTTCCTAATTCATAAATCGTTACAAAAGGCTTGTAATGCAGATTTGAAAAGTTTAGCATCTTACCAGTGCTGAAGTTATCAATTATTGATACTTGTTTATTGAGCTCTTCTAACCTTTCAACGAGATGAGATCCTATGAATCCTGCACCTCCTGTTACTACTATTCCTCCCATATCAGTTAATACATAATGCACTTGTTTCCTCATCTATCTCATCTGGGTCTATGTTTATCACTCCTGTAACATATGCATTCTCTAATCCTTCTGTCTTCATAATTGATGGACTGTAGAACACTTTCTGATAAGAGTTACCCTCTGCATCCTGAGAATAGATTACTTCTAATTCAGCTATCTCAGGATTTTTCTTTAACAACTGTGTAAGGTTGTTTACATATTCATTAACTGTCATACTAAAACATATTTAATTGATTACTAATTACATCTGCAAACATGTCTGCATCTGCTTGCATCTCTTTGTCTTGATAGTATTCATTTTTCAGGTTATCAGTGTGGCCAAGAAAGAAGTTGTGAACATCTATATGATCTTGCATCCAGTCTGATGGGTGTGATTGCTTCATAGCAAATGTAACATTATTATAAAGCTCCCACATACTTCCTTCTGCACCATAGTTGTGAGTTGGAGTTTTAAGTTCTTTCTTAATTATATTCATTTGTGATGATGAAATAATTTCCTCTTGAAGAAATAAACTACCTATCACTTCAGCCTGAACTTTTTCTGTAGCTTCATACTGCTTCAACATGTCACGATCTTTCTGTAAAGTTTGAAAAGCATCTCCTCCACCTTTGATATATTCTGATATAGCTGCTGGTGTAAAGGTTTGTATATCTCCCTGGTGCTTCTTTCTAAATGCCCCATGGTCCCCTTTGACCATACCATTAGAACAGATAATAATTGATGTACCAAGTGCAAATTTGAGCGCTAGGCTTCTATCATAACTGTTCTGCCACCCTATCTGTAACTTCATTTCACTATCTGCAACATTAGATATAGTGTAGCGTCCGTTTGCTACATTACCTTGTCTTGCTGTAGAATAGTTTTGACTCTCAAGCTTATATCCTGACTGGTATATACTTTCAAGTGTTAAGTCTATAAGTTCTTGATGACTTACAGGTTTGTAAGTTCTTGTTAGTTTTGGTACTGGTGCTGATAGCATAGTATTTCTAGCTGTAACAGCATTTGTAATTGCTCGTTTCATTTTTATTGTATTATGTTTTTATTTATTAAATATTCTTCTATTACTTTGAGTCCATGAACTCTTGCAAGGTCTGCCCAGTCTTTAATTCCATCTTTTAGGAACTTTCTAGGAACATTACAATAGTCAAATCCAAACATCTCAGTAATCTTCTTACTATTGGATACACCTGTTTCATCGCTATCAAATGATAGTATTTGTCTGTTTGAGTTATCTAATAAGAATTG